CATCGGCGTAGGGATTTTCCTGAATGTAAGCGCGGGCGCTTTCCACAACGGCCTTTGACTTGGTGTTCCAATCTTCGTGACCGTCCACTTGGTTTAGGATTTCCAGCCGCGCCTTGAGCCGCTTGGTGGTGTCCTCGAATTGCAGGAACTTGGTTTTTACGAACTCGCCATGCTCGGCCAGCTTGTCCAAACGCTCGCGTTCCGTGCGCTGTTCCAGATACGTCTTGGCATTGGCCCGCTCCGACTCGGCGCGCTCATGCAACTCGTCCATCTTCTCAATGATGCGCCCCAGCCGACCGCTCTGCACCGGGTCTAGGTCAAGCGCCAGATCGCGAAGCGCGTTGGCGCGCGCCTTTCCGGTCAGTGACAGTGCCGCAGTCAGTTCCTCCGGGTTAGCGTCGATTTCCTCGGCAAATGCTTTGGCGCGTTGCATCTCGCGGTTGCGCGGTTCCACGATTTCGCGCTGGAAACTTTCGCTCGATTCCAGGTCAACCCGCGCCACCTTCGCCTCGTATTCAGACAGCTTCTTGTCGCGCTCCGACAACGCCTTTTCCAGAGTCTCTGGATCGCGGCCTTTGGATTTCCACTCCTCTATTTGCTTCTCAAGTTCCGCCCGCTTGGTCGCCTCTTCTCGTGCCGTTTTCTTCAACGCCTCCCACCCTGCCTTGCCCTTGGCGTCCAGCTTTGGCGGCTCGGCAATCTCATCCGCAGCGGCCTTTGGTGCCGGCGGCTCGTCCGCAGGCTTGGCCTCGGCGTCGGGTTTCTTGAACAGTGTGTCAGGAACCGACTTAGAGCTTTCCTTAGCAGCCTCGGCAGGCTTGGCGACTGCTTCCGGTTTGGTTTCGACAGGTGGCGCGTCGTCTCCCTTGAACGCATTTTCCAGCGCCGCATGAAACGGGCTTGGCTTGTTTTCGGCTGGCGGGGCTTCCGCAATGGTAGTGCTCATATTTTTTCAGGTTCTCCGAATTTGTCGTCCGGCTCAAAATGTTTGTCCTGCTCGGTGGATAGTGAAACAAGGAAGGCGCGCAGCCGTTCATGTCCGCGAATCTCAGCGGCCAGCACGGGTCCACCGTGCAGAACGTCCGCATCACTTCGCGCGGCAATGATTCGCGAAGGGCTTTCATCATCTATCGCTGATAGCAACGCCGCGAAGATTGGTTTGCCGGCCAGTTTGCGCCAGTCCGCGCCCCACTCCTTAATGAAATCCGCCTTAGTCATTTACTCATCGGTTTTTTCGGTTGCTGCCTTTTCCATGTCCATCGCTGTATAGGCGCGACTCTCTGCCGTGGAACGGTTGATGTCCGCCGCCGCTTTGGCATCGGCCAGCGCCTTGTCGAACGCGGCCTGTTGCAACTTCATCTGCTGATCGAACGCTTGCTTCTGCTCGCGCAGTTGCATCGTGGCTTGTTCTTTCTCGGCTTTGATCGCCAAATTGCCCTGCACCTTCGCCATCTCAGGCGTCGGCTGGTCAGGCGGCGGAGGCGCGTCTTCTGCCTGCTGTTCCAGCATGGCTTCAAGTTGATCCTTGAACGCGGCCAGCTCATCCAACGCCATCTTGAACTGCTTGTATTCGCGTTTGCGCGTAGGATTTCCAGCGAGCTTGGCAAGATGCTCGCCTGCGTGTTTGCCTTTCGCCTCCAATCGTTTGTCGCACTCTTCCGGTGCCTGCTCTCCGGCCTGGCACATTGCCATATCTTTCTGCATGGACGGAATGTGAACCTCCAGATGAATGACGTGATTTTGTCCCGGCACAACCATCGCCTCCGCCTCTTCGCCAAGCATCGAGAAGCCATTGTCTTCCTGCGCCGCAAGTGCCGCATCGTTGGTGGCGTCCCGTCCGGTTGTGAGACTTGGAACAATGGCGTCAACGCTGTGGAAGCTCGTCATCACCGAAACGAACTGGCGTTTGATTTCGTTCTGCCCCACCTCATCGAAGCGGTCTATGTTCGCCATCAACTGATTGACGATTTCAATTCGCATGGCCGCGCTGCCAAGCCCCAGCGAACGATTGGCTCGGATGCCTGTCACTGCCTGCAACGCCTTGTGCTCCACTCCCAGCTTGTCGCAAAGTTTGTAGCACCGTTCCTGAAACTTTAGCGCCTCTTTTGCGCCAGGATGCCAAGGCTTCAAATCAGGGTTTGTCGCCCGACGCCACATCTCCGAATACTGCCGGTCCTTGCACCGCATGTATCGGTTGTGCAGTCCCTTGGAAACCTTCGCTCGTTCGGCGGCACGAATCATCGCTCCCTTGGCTGTTTCCTCCACGGTCGGCGCAGCCAAATCCTGCTGATTGGATGCTGCGGTGTTCTGAATTAGCGTTTGAGTGAAAGCAGCGGACACTTCCAGCGCCGGATTGATCCCCTGACTCATGTTCAACTGGAGCGGGTTGATTCCGTTCGGGATGAAGTTGCCGCCACCCCATTTTACCATCTTGAAGTCTTCCAGCTTGGCGTTCGTGGTCGGTTGCCACATCGGCTTGATGCCTGTTACCACAAGGTCAGCAATGCTGTTGTCAATCTGATTCAGCAACGCGCAGAACGGGTAGATGTCAGTGCCTAACCCCTTGATGGAATGATACGTTCCATCGGCCCCAATGTCGTAGGGGAACAGACAGATGCACTGGTCCCAGCCCTCATACCGGCTTTGGCTGTCGAAGATGAAATCGAAATTTGCCTGCCCCTCTTTTGCAGGGACGATCTTCTGCGAAATCGTTCCGTCCATTTCCTCGACAAACAACGTGGAAAGCTGGATGCGTTTCGTCTGCGTTTGCGTCACGTAGATGTCGCCGTTCTTAAACGCCTGATTCCACCGCTGCCACTCGCGATTCCATCCGTAGGCTTCGCTGCCGTTGGTGGCGCTGTCCATGATGACATTCTTCACCGCCTCGACATTCCAGCCCGCAGCCTTCGCGGCCTTTTCGTTCTCAATCTTGCGCCAGAGTTGGCCGGCGCTCATGGGCGTAAAGACCATCGCCATTTCGCAGTTGTCCAGGGAAAGCTCGGTGCCGTCTGGAAAGTATATGTTCCCCGCCAGAATCGCCTTCGGACGCCAATCCAGCGAATCCTCCCACGCCAGCACGCCGGGACCGTGTAGAAGCATTTGCAGGTCGCAAAGCTGACTCATGTCGTCAAACCCGCGCCAGTTGAAAACCATGCTGTGAAAATACTCGGCAAACCCGCGCATCAATTCCGCGTCCTGAGCCGCGTCGCCGTAGTCCAGATCGCCGTCAATGCAGAGCGGAACCTCGCACACCATATCGAAGAACGGCGTCCAAGCGTTCATAATGTTTCCGCGATGCCGCTTGAAGTTCAGGTTGGAATCGTTTCCGCGTCCGGCCCTGATAAGATCGCCCTGTGCCTTTGGGGCGTTGCCGTCAAATGCGCCCTGCACTTTGGCGCGACGAGCAGCCCTTAGCCGGTCGTCATTAACGAATCGCTGACAGATTTTCAGCGCGTGCTTCGGGTCTGAGACGCGCGATTTAATCGGCTCCCCTGACTTGGTTAAGTCAGCAAGTTTCCCGTCTGGAGGAGCTTGGTTTGTCATCTGTGCGGAGTTTTTACGTTGTTTGCGTAAATAGTCAAACAATTTCCGCGTCCATCTCCTCAATTCCCTGCCGTTTCCAGCATTTTGGCGGGAAAAGTGGCATCATTTCCGGCGTCACACCGCGTTTTAGGTGCTCAATCGGCACCCAAACCTGGGCTTTATTGCTGCATTTGCACACGGAACAGGCGTGCAGGTCCAAATCTCGCGTGGTTCCTTCTCCTCCGACAATCGCCGCAACAGTGTCAGCCAGTTCAGGGCAGTCTCCGCCGCACGGTTTAGAGTATTGGGCGTTGCGGCTGCATAGGAAACAGATTTGCGCCCGACGTTCAGCTTCCTCTCTGTCCACAGTTTTGCGACCCCCGATGATGAATGACGCCAGCACCTTCGTTCCTGCCCAAATATCGCTCCACTGCAAATCCACGCCGCTGACCGAGATTCCGTCACCGGAACAGAAACGGCGTGCGGTCTGCGGACCAAGCTGCTCGCAGATATATTGCTCGATTTCCGCCTCGGCAACGGGCGGAAATCCGTTGGCAGTGCAGTAGTCGCGAACCTGCCAAAGCAGTAAATTGTATGTGCCGCTGTTGAAATTGTGGCCGGTGATCGGGTGCTTGAATGGGTATCCACCGGGCGGAACCATTGTTCTATTTGTCAGTGTCATCTCGTTCATATCGCAAAAGCTGCGGTCGAATCTTCGTAATCCGATTCATCCCCTTCCATATTCATCTTCTCCGCCGCCGTGTTCCATGCGGTCGCATCCACCACCACATTGTCCGCCACGCCCGCCGGCATGATGCCTTTCTTGCGAAGCACGAAGGCGGCGATGCAGGCCGCATCCGCCAAATCGGGACTGCGCGCCTTGAGCTTCTTCATTTCGCTTTTTGGCAGCACGTGCGTCTTGTTGCCCTTGCGGATGTAGTCGCGGGAAGTCAGCTCGCGGATTGTGTCGGCGTCGGTAAGCCCGCGCACCTGTCCGCCCTCGATAAATCGGCGCATCGAATACCAGATTTCCGTCACCTTGTTCCCGTAAAGCTCGTGCCAAGTCGTCGGCCTGTCCGTGGATACTGCCGTCTTTTCCGCCGCGCCACCGAACTCCACAGGGATGATGTCGCGCGACCAGCTTCCCGACATGATGCCAAACGGTCCCGCGCCTTCGCCGGTCACGTCGCACGCCAGGTTGCGCGGCGGGATGGGATGCGACTGGCCGTTGATCTTGTAGTTCCGGCACGTTTCCTCCACGGCAGCGGCAATGCCGTAGTGGATGAAGCGTTTGTCCTGAGTCATGTCGATGTTCACGATGACCGGCGCTTGAAACTCGATGCCCGTCACGCCGCTGGCGAACTCTCCAAACTTGAACGGGTAGAGCACGCGCCGGTCCCCGCCTTCAAATGCCACGTCGAAGCCAGCGCCCATCTCCCATCGCGCTTTCCACACAGCTTTGTCAGCGGTGTTGAACTGCGAAAGCAGGAACGCATCCATGACCGTTGTGGACAGGCCGGACGGTGCCCAAAAGCCACGGCACTCACGCCAGTAATCCGGCGTGTTCTCGCCGCCAAAGAATCGCGCATCCTTTTCCAGCTTCTTGCGCCCGATGTAGAAATGGAACTTGGCCGGATCATCCAGCGACGGCGACTTGTGCCCGTCCAGATGCACGCAACAGCCGCCGAGTTTGGTCAGCCAGAACTCGTCATTCACCGTGACGCTATTCCAGCCGTTCACCGGCTCGCAGTAGATGCCGTGCTGGTCCGAGTAATCGGTGGCGTTCCCCAGCCCGATGAACTGAAATTCCATCGTGCCTGAGTCCAGGTTGCGGCACGCCTTGGCAATCGCCTCGGGCATGGCCGTCATTTCATCCGTGACGACAAACACGCGCCGGTTGTGAATACCCTTGATGCGGCCCACGGCGTTATCCACGGAACCGCCCTGATCGACGGCACGCCCGAAGATGGCGCTTTTCGTGTCCTCACCGCTCCACCGGATGATGGTGTCGGACGGCACGATTTGCAGCCAGCCAATCGTCGGGTCGGACAACGGCTGCTTGCACTTCTGTATCCAATCCACCAGTTCGCTCCAGATACGCTGCTTGAGCGCGGTGACGCTGGTTGAGGTCAACATGCAGGTTGTGTGCTCGCGGGCGCACAGCCAGTTGCAGAGAATCCACAGCGCGGCCCTTGAGCTTTTGCCCGTTCCCGCAGCCCCGGTGCTTGTCAGTTGCTCCCACCACGCATAATCCGCTTCAAACGTCGTGCCGATGGTGCGTTCCACGGTTTCCTTCGCCCCGCACAGCGCGCCAAAGAACAGGTCGCTCCAACGGTCCCACATGAAAAGCGGTTCCGGCCACAGCTCAGTGACTAGGCGTTTGAACCATTTCAGCTTTTCCTCGCCTTTGCCGAGTCCGAACTTGGTAAGGCACAGGTGCCACGGCTCGTAACCGGGCGGCAGCGCAAAGTTGTCGTAGCTGATGCGCTGCGCTGGTTTGGCTTTGGCGGTCATCGGCGTGCCTTTGTCTCATCCTCGTCGCCATACACAGCAACGCCAGCGCCAAACATGGCCAGAGCCTCGATAATCGCTCCTTCGCTCATTCCACGGTCGCGCATTACCTCGGCAATATCGCGCAGTGACATTGGCGTGTACATGGACGCAACAACCTCTGAGTAGGTTTGCGGCCTTCCTGGTCTTTGCTTGTCGTGGTAAATTTCGTAAGCGTTCCAAAGTGCTCCCCAGTCCGGTCGCAGTTTGTTTCTGCCGAAATTCGCAATCACATCGCCAAGGTTGTTTTCCCTCTCATTGCCGGTTATGGAAGTGGTTTTTCCTGTAATTGCTCTGGCAGCAAAAACTGCAACCTGTTGATGCCCTCCCCACGGATCAATGCGCGTGTTGCCGCGAACGATCTTGCCGAAGTCGCTGGATGTAGGGTTAGTTGTGTCAACGTCGTCATCACTGAACATCTGTCCAACTTTCCAGAGCAAGTATCCGCTGATAATCACTCGGGCGTAATCCTTGGCAACAGCCGCACGGGCGCGGCCTGTTCCTTTCCACTGCTGTTTTGCTCCCCATACGGGTTCAAGAGCAAGTCCCTTTAGGCGACTGGCAAAAAGCGACGGTGCCCAAAACACCATTCCTGCGCCTCTGGCAATCTTCGGATTGATATTGCCGCGCCCGGTTGCTATGTTCACCAAGTTTCCAAGCACCTTCAATTCTGCCGAAGTTGGCGAACGGTCCTTGAAGTTTTCCGCAAGGAGCGCATCGGCAAGGTCAAGACGCATCTCGTTAAGCAGCGTATTGAAGGCGCGGTTTGAGGCGTGAACAACCTTGGCGGCAACTTTTCCAGGTGCCGTGATGATGGTTTTTCCGGTGGAGCCGGTTCGCATTGGAAGCTGCGCCCATTCGTCCAGCACGGAATACATCATCTCCTCATGCTTCGAGTGAACCTTTGTATCCAGCGTTGTCTGGTCAATGGCCATCTCATCATACGCCCCGCTTTTGGCGTTTGGCCGGTTCTCTCGCGCCTTTTCCATGCGCCTCGCCTTTTGCTCAGAAATACCCGCCACGATCATCTTCGCAGCGGGCCTGAGAATCATCATGGCCGATTTAAGCGGGTTGGTCAGAACAACTTCCGTTTTTCCAGAAACACCGCGACGAATATCCACCGGAAACACGGTTTTTCCGACAGCAATCATGGTTGCGCCCATGCCTTGACGGAATCCGCTCAAATCGGTGGATGACACGATATTGATGCCAGCACGTAGCGTCTGCCCGATTCCGTCAGTGATTTTTTTGCCAAGGGCGCGCTGTTTCTGGTAGTAATCGAACTGCTCCTTTAGAAACTTTTGCTTTATCGCATCCATGCGGATTTGTGCATCCTGCGTGGCTTGATCCATCTTCGGCGGAACTCTTTTGGGAGGACGCGCATACTGTCCGGTGCGAATTTTCTCCTTAAAGTCGGCCTCGCGCTTGGTCAGAGCCTTTAGTCGCGTGGCGTTCCAACGCTGTTCCGGTGATAGCACCGGCTTTCCGGCGTTCCTAGCCGCCTGATACGCGGCACGGCGCGAATCGCGGATGGCTTTCAGTTGCGTCACGCGCTGAGAGTCCGGCCCCTGCACCTTTCCTTTGCCGGCCAAGTCACCCTTCGCCACTTTCTCGGCATAGCTGAATATGGCGCGTTCGAGCGCCTTGATTTGCGCCTGCTCTTTCAGATAGCCAGGATCGCCCGGCTTCTTGGCGTCCCGGCGCATCTCGGCGGCGAGCGCCTTGAGCGCATCGGTTTCGAGGCGAACATCCTCTTCCAGTTGCGTCAGCGCCTCCTTGATCTTCGCCGGGTCTTTCACCTTGCCGGTGGAAATGTCGTCCAAGGTCTGCCCGGCGCGTTCGCGTGCTATCATGGCAGAATCCAGTGCCTTTTGAGCATCGGACAACGGCGGATTCTTGGCGGCGTCCACTTCGCGAACGTAGGCTTCCAGCGCCTCTTTCTCGGCGCGCATCTGCTCGGTTTTCGCGCTGTCGGGCTGCGTCGGCTTGCTCTCAACGGGCTTCTCGCCGGTTTTCAAGTAGCGGTCCAACTCCTCGATGCGGTTCTTGATGCGGGTCTGCTTGGCCTCATCCTTCGATGCGAACGCACCCGGTTCCTGTGGCAAGGACGGGTCTTTCAGCAATTCGCTCCGCTGCTTCACCAGATCGCGCAATTCGAGGTCCAGCTTCTCGCGCTGATACCCTTGCAGTTCCGGGCGAAGTTTCTCTTTCAGGCGGTCTATGTCCTCACCGATTTTCTTCACCTGCCGCGTCTTGCGCTTGAAAGCCGCCGCTTCGTCAGGATTCGGGTATGTCTTCTTTCCGTAATCCACATACGCGCGATTCACGTCGCGCTCTGTGGCTTCCGGCATGAACTCCTGCACAATCTTGGTCGTGCGCTTGAAGATGTCGGCACGGTCACGATTCCCGGCGTCAATCATGCCGTCCACGATTTGCGCCACCACGTTGTGCAGTCCTTCGCCTTTCTCGACTGCCGCGCGCCCCTCGCCAACCAGCGTATCCTTGGACTTGGGCGGTTTTGGTTGCTTCTCCGGTGCGGTCGCCCCGGTTTTGACGGCTTCCGCAACCTTTGGTTTTTCGGACCTGGTTTTCCCGCCTACGATCTTTTGCGCTGCGTCCCACGCTTTTCCGTAAAACGGTTTGATACTGTCGTCGAAGCGACCAAGCATCACTTCCAACGTCTTCGCTCGATTCACACCAAACCTGCTGATATGCGCGGCTATTTCGTAGGCTAGATATTCCACGGCGGCAGCGCGTGCCTCGCGCGCTTCCTGTGCCCTAGACTTTCCACCCATCGGCTTTCCTTCACCCTTGCCGCCACCGACGCCACCAACCGCGCCGGATTGACTTCCAAACAGTTTTCGCCAATCCACCTTGGCGCGCAGCTCATCGCGCTTGGCCTCAATGCCCTTCACAATTTCCTCGGCGCGGGCGAGGATGGACGGATGATACGGCAGATCGCCGGACTTCTGCGCGGCGGCCTTCTGCGCTTCCCTGTCAGCGATGGCAGCGGCCAGCACCGAATCCACGGCGGCTTCTTCCTCCTTTTTTTGATACTCTTCCACCAGCCGATCTACCTCTGCCTGCGCTTTCTTAATCTCCTCGGCAGTTTTGCGAAGCTCCGCAGCGCGTTCCTTCGGAACAACCTCGCCTGTCGCCCGACGCTCGCGCATCATTAGCCCGGCGTAGGTGTAGTCGTCATTCATCTCCATCTGCCGCGACCGCAATGCGCGACCACTCGCCGTTCCGGCCATCCGATTCGCTTCTTCTGCTCGCAGTAGTTGCGCCTCGAAAACTTCCGCATTGGTCTGGTGAACCGCCTGTTGCTCTGGTGTCAAAGACGGATCAATGGCGCGCTCGCTTTCCGCCGCCATCTTGTTTTCAAGCTCGGCACGGCGATAGGTAAGCATCTGTTGCTCCTCATCGGTGATGGACTTCTTTTCCTTTTTGAGAATGTCATCGACCAGCTTTTCCGGCAGTGCCGGATTCTTTTCAATCGCGTCCATCGCGTTCTCGAATGTCACCGGGTCTTCCTTGCGCGCTTCGCTGACCGTCGGCACCTGTCCGCGCCGGATTTGCGCCGCTTCCACCTCAGCGTTATATCCGCCAAGAATCCTTCGTGACGCAGCCTGATACGCCGCTTCCACTGGCCCCATCGCGCCGGGACCGCCAGTGTATCCCTCGGGAAACTGACTGCCGTAAAGTTTCTTTCCTGACCGCATGGAATCTTCCAGCGCCATGAACATTTCGTCCGGTGTGGCAAACTGGAATCCACGCTCCTCCAATCCCTCGCGCAACGTGTCATGCGACGGTGCGTTCTTGCGAAACAGCTTCAAGAACGCGCCTTTCCGCGCCTCTGCGATGCGGCTCAATTCTCCGCCGGACCCTTCGCCTTTGCCGGTCGTAGTGGCGATGCCGCCAAGCTCCTTGATGCTGCTTTCCAGTTCGTAAAGGCCGGTGTTGAACGCATCCACTTGCTCCACCTCCGCGCGCCGCGCCTCTTCTTCCAGAGTGTTCTCAATCTTGCGCTTGGCGGCGTTGAGTCGGGTGATAGCAGCCTTGTTCGCCTTGTTGTTTTCCAGCGACTTCACCTGATTGTCCAGATGCTCCCATGCGCTCGGCAAATCGCCGTATGCGTCTAAGGCGTCGTTGATAGTCTGCTGAACGGTCGGTTCCGGTCCCTTCGGTTTGGGCGCTTCGGCTCTGACAGTTTCCGTTTCGAGCTTGAGCGGTTCAGCGCCAAGCTGCAAATCACCCTGCTTTTGGCCGGATTGGATTTTGGAAACAACCGGCGCAGCGGGCGCGGGCGATGGCGCGGGGGCTGGGGCTCTTGAAGCTATGTCTTCCAAGTCTCGTTTAAGCCGTTGCGCCTGCTGTTCGTCCATCGGTTTCGCGGCCTTTTTCGTCTTAGGTTCATGTGCCGTGATGTCTTCCGCAGATACCAGCTTTTTGCCGAAATGGTCTATCTGATAACGGATACCAATCGGCGTATTGACAATCTTTTGTATCGTCTCCGTCACGCCTCGACCACCAAGGGATACGGTAATCCTGTCGCCTATTTCCGGCACAGCCGCCGCCGGGGTAGCGACCGGCGACGGCTCCGTGCGTGTCGGCTCGGGTGAAAGTGCGCCAGCCACCGAAGGCGGTTGTTCCGGTGTGGGTGTGCCCGACGGGGCTGGCGAAAGGGGTTTGCGCTCCATTCCGGCGGTCACGTCGAACGCATCCAACGTGCGACCGTATTGCGCCTCAGTGATCGGACCTTCAATGTTTGGCGCGAACGGCTTTCCCGCAGCCGCAGCATCCTCCGTTGTCTTGACAGCACCGGCAGCAGTCGCCACCGGGTCAGGCGGTCCAGCCTTGCCGCTTGGAAGCGTCGTAGCCGCGACCTCCGCTGCGGCAGTGGCTTCCGGCGCGAGTGCGGCTTGCTGCTCCTTGAACCGGCGAATCAGCTCATTTTGAGCGATGGCTTGCGAATAAACATCGAAGTTGTTTCTTGGTTGCGCCACCGTTTCCAAGACAGCATCCGGCGCTCTCTTTGCCATCTCGGCTACGCTTTCCACCTTTCCGCTTTCAGCGGGAGTAAGGGGTTTCCCTAGGGCGTGTTTTGTTGCCAGCGCCGAAAAGCCAAGTGACGACACCGCCCCAATCCATCCCTCAATCTTGCCCTGCAATGTCGGTGCGTTAAACGCCTGCGCGAATTGTTCCGGCGCTGCCGCCGCCATGTCCACGGCGAAGAATCCAGCGGCACCTTTTCCTGTCTTGGCGAGCGTCGAAGCAATCTGCGCTGCGCCCGCGCTCTCCGCGCCAAGCCCAGCCGGGGCCAGTCCTTTTGCCGCATTTGCAAGAGCACCGGCACCGCCCATAGCCGTCATCAAAACCCCGCCTGGACTCATGCCAAACTTTGCAAACGCCGCCGCCTGATTGGTTCCGGCCTTGAGTGCGGCCTCCCACGCAGGGTCATTCGGGTCAGGTGGAATCGGCGCAAGATCGAACATTTCCGGCGTGGCGAAGATGCCCTTGCGCGTCATCAAGTCCGCCATCGGCTTGTATTCGTATTTCACGCTGCCGTCAGGATTGGTTCCCCACGGCACGGACTCAGCGGCAATCCGTTCCTCGGTCGGCCCAAGAATAGGCGTCAGTGATTCGCGAACAGCGCCAGCAGCGGTTCCGACCGCAGTTCCGACCGCACCCGGAATGTTGCCTTTCGCAAGTTGTCCAAGTGCCGTTTCCGGCGCTGTGAATTGCAGTGGCTTTTCCACGTAACCAGCGCCTTCGATGTTCGGCCCGGCGACGGGTTGCGCTGGCGTGATGAGTTCCGGCAACGATGTCTTCGGCGTGACGTTTGATGACGCCGCGAGATATTCGTCCGCTGCTTTGAGATTTGACTGACCTTGAACCCAATCATGCACCGCTGGAGTCAGCGATGATGCGTCCCCGTCGTGCTCTATTTCAAGCGTTCCATGCGGCGTTTCAATTTGGAACGTAGCCATTTCACGATGCGGGAACGAGTTTTCCGTCAACGTATTTCATCCTGATTGCGCTTGGGCTTGCCGCAGCAGGCGCGACAGGCGCGATTGCCGGAGGCGTTCCGTTTGGATTTCCAACGGTGAATTGCGGCTGAGTCGTCTGCACTGGCATCGCCCCGCCTCTGGTCAGCGCCGCTCCGCGCGCTTCAAATTGCGCCTGAATCTCTGGAGGAAGCGGAATTTGATCCTTGGCGTTCTTGGCGACCGGAATGCTGAGTGATTTACGCGCAGCGGCGAGCGCCTTTTCGTAAGCGTCCCATGTGTCGGGCTTTTCTTCTTTCGGCTTTGCGGCATCCGGCATTTTGCGAGTGACCCCATCCGATACCACCTGTGTCACCGGCATGTCCGGCGCGATTCCAGCCAATCGGGCGAGTTCCGCAGCCGCCGCGTCCGCCGCGCGCTTTTCCGTGGCGATTTTTGCCTGTTCCGCGCGCCGCGACTCCGCAATCGGACGATGGTAGTCAATCCACTCCTTCACGCTTTTGCTCTCACTGGCGTTCGGATAGCCGGCCAGCATCCTTTGAAACTGCTCATCAAATGAAGGTTTCGTTGGGTCCATTCCCACGGCGTCCCGCAAGAATCCGCTCGCTTCTTGCATAACGGTCAGCTCGCGTTGCGCCTTGGAAAGCGCATCCGCCTCCGCCAATCTGGCCTTTTCCTCGGCAATCTTCATCCGCAACTCAGACAGACCGGCGCGCCCTTCCGCAATGTTCACGCGCTGTTGCTCCATGCCGAGCCGTGCCGCAGCGGCCTCCGACCGTTGGCGCAGAGAGGCTTCGTTAAACGCGGCACGCTGGTCCATCGCCCTTTCTCCCGGCGTCGTCTGCCGCATGTAGCGCGCATCCGCCTCGTTCTGGCGGATAGCGACGTTGCGAGGGTCTTCTTGGTCAAGTGCAGCCATTACTGGTATCCTCCAAAAGTAGCTCTTCCACGCGTTTGTCCACCGGCCAAACGCTGCTCCTGCCGAGCGCGTGAAACCGGTCCTCTGGCGCTGACTGACATCGGAGCTTTATCCAGTGCGGTCCCCCAGCGTTGCCCGGCAGTTGGGCGATTTGTCAGCGCCGAAAATTGGTCGCCTCTCATTGCGGGTCCAAGCTCGCCCCTGTCCCACGCATCAGGCGTTGGTGCAGGTTGCGATTGCGGAATTTGCGGCGCTTGCGTGGACGGCATCGGAAACGAGCCGAGATTGTTCACGCCCCCCGGAGTGCCGTATTTTGCATTGATTGCCAGTGCCCCGCCGACCCCTGGCGCTTCCCAGCGCGAAGTCGGTGCGGGAGTCCGTGCCGGCGCATCCTCCATCGTGTACATCTTCCGGTTGTTCTCCAAATACTGCGGGATGCTAGCGTTGGGAGCGCCCCACTTGTTTGTCCCGCCCGTGGCGTCGTAATTATTCGGCAGCATCGGGCGGACCTGTCGAGTCGGCAGGTTTGTGGGATTGGCGCGAATTGCCGCCATTCGTTTTTCGTCCGGGGTTTGGAAGTAGGATGGTTGCCAGCGTGCCATAGTTTAGATCAGGTTCGCGACCTGCCCCATGCTGATGGCAGGATCGGTTTGGAGAACGCCGTATTCATTTCCCTCATTAAACTGCCCCATGCTATCATTCAACGCCTGAAACGCCTTTGCCCATAGCGCATCCGCGTTGTCGGCCTGCTCATCCTCGGCGTTGTAGGCGCGCACGCCCATTTCCAGCGCCGGGTAGCAATCTGGTGAAACAACCGTGCTGTCAGCCGTCGCCCACACGTAGCGTTTGCGGGCAAACCCCCTGTATTCGTAGGTGTCGAGCGTCGCCGCGTCCCCGGTCAGTTGATACTTCCGCACCCCGCCAACATCGCCAAGATCGTAGGCGACCACGCCGCAAACGTCGGTTGGATCGAAATAGCCCGGTCCGCCCGGTTGCCACCGATATTGCATCGGTTTGATGGCAATGTTCGTCCAGCACCCGGTATCCGGCGCGGTGAAGTCCTTGGACGCGGCCAGCCCGTCCAGCCGCAAATACGAGGCGTCCAGAGTAATCACGCCGCCGGATGATGTCACCGTCGCCTCTGTGTGCAGCCCCGGCCACGAGCCTTTCAGCCAAAACTGTTCGAGCACCTGATTGATGCGCTGGAGTTGCTGCACGTTGCTCATCTGCCCGTTTTGCGTCAGGAAGAGGTTGAACCTCGACCCTGTGAGACGCGCAACGGCATTGGCAATGGTGAAGGACACGCCTGCTGTTTTACACAGAAATACCGCATAAGCAAGAGGCGTTTTTACGTAAAAAACGGAAAATCTCTCAGAATAGCACCGGCTGTTTGATTCGGCTGTTCCATGTTTTCAGGTCACTGGCCCACTTCTTATTGTTGCATGGCTGGCATGAAATACAGAGGTTTTCAATGGAGTGCTCGCCGTTTTTTCCGATTGGGTTGATATGATCCATGTGGCACTTCTTGGTTGAAACGCGAGCAGAGCACCAATAGCAGACTGCGAATTTTTTGGTGCGCCAGGACTTCTCCCACTTGGCAATCGTTTTCGGATCGCCGATGGTGGCGTTGCGCTTGCGAGCATACCGTAGGTGCCTTATTGCACTGATTTTTTCAGGATTGTTAGCCCGCCATTTCCGTGTGTTTGCAGTTCTATTCTTTTTGTTTTTTGCATAATGCTTTCTTTGATAGCCTTTTACAAGAGAGGGATTTGCCAGCACCCACTTCCTTCTGCTTTCATTAAATCGCTCTCTGTTAATGTTCCTCCAAATCCTCCCATACTCTTTTGCTGCAAGTCGCTTTTCTTCTGGTGTTTTCATGTATTTCGAGTGCTGCCCCGCGTTAGACCTGCGCTCGACTGAGCACAGCACGGGGCAGCAAATTCAAAAGTTGATCCGGTCTAAACGGACGCGCGGCAGATTTGCCGCAAAGCAAAGTAGTTGCGTTCCTGCTAAAATGCAATTGCTATTTTTACGGAAGTGCAGTAGAAACTCCGCACATGCCCCAGCTTGGTAAATTAACGGTAATTACCGGATACGACGCCGACAACACGGACTACCCGATTCTCGGCATCCTGTGCGACCCGCGCGCCCCCGGCTACGCCGTTCCAGCCGACCTCGCGCCGCATCCCGACGAAGTAAATTGGCCGAATCACGTCTTTCATGGCGCTGCTCCCGCAGAAAACGATGGGCGCGTCATGTGGTCCTACTCGATTTTCCCCGGCCCGTGGGTAACGAGCACCCGGATTGATCGCGACAGCAAAATCGTCACGGTTAAGCGCCGGAGAAATATCAAAGCCAACATTGCCAGTTCTGAAACGGTGAGTTCAGTCGTGTTGATTCGCAACTTTTACGAGCAGGAAAACGACGACCTGATCGCCACGGAAATCAACGAAACCCGAGATTTGCCGGGAACGGAAATGATACGGGCCGAAGTGGACGGAGAGACTGGCACCGAAGTCACTGTCACGATGCAGATGATCACAAAGCCAACTCTGCCATTCACGCAGGTTGCAGGCAGCGAAATCACTTATCAGCCGATTTCAGCCGTTCACGGCATGAAAGTCACCACGACGCTTTCCAACTTTGCGGCCCTGTCGGTGGTGGACTACCCGACCGGCAAGATGAAGGCTCCGGCGCTGATTACAAATGCGGTGCTGAACTCGACAACAGCCCGTGACGGCACCCCGGCTTTGAGCATCGTGTGGACAAAGCGCGCATCCATGACTCGCGAAGTCAAGATGACGCGCACCAAGACATTCGGAACCCAGGCGAACATGCTGACGGCACAAGCTGCTCTGACGCTGGAAAATCCCGGCACCATTGATCTCGTCCGTGACCCGTGGTTTATCCCGGCCATCCGCGAGAGCGACGTGCTGACTAACGCTGTGACGCTGGGGCCATACACCACCGGCACGGAAAACCCAAAGTGGCCCTACATCGTTGAATCCGTTTCGTGGGGAAACACCTCGCCGACAGCCAGCGCCTATCCGGGAAGAACCGGAGTGGTGCTTTCCGCAGTGGTTGAATACTGGAAATACAACCTCTGGCGGCTGACCAAGATTCAAGCTGATACGTTCTGATGGAAGAACTTGACGCCACGCTGGCCCGTATACGGGAAGTCATTCCAGCCGGACTGCCGGAACCGGATGCCGGAGGCGCGTCCGAATATCCTGGGCGCAACCCGGATTCTCTCACCCGCATCCCGGCGCTGCTCAAGCTCCACCCGTTCGAGGTGTATGGCGCTGGCTTCACGTCCAATGCCGAGACGACCGCTTACGCCTACGTGCGGCGCGGCTGGATTTTCCTCGATGAAGCCGACCTGACACAGACCGCCGCCATCGCCAATATCGACAACCGGATGACGCTGACTAGCGGGGATTGGGTGTGGCTGGAGATGACGTTTAGCTTTGCCGGGGCAATCACCGCAGGCCCAACGCTGACATGGGGCGCAAGCTGGGGCAACTCGATGTTCACGAACAACGCCGGGGTGAGCAACGTCTGGCGACAACCCATTGCCTACGTGCGCGCCTGTCAGACCGAAAAGAGCACGGTCAATGGTATGCCGGACGCTCCGTTTCCTGATCCCGGCGATTTCCCGGACCTGAGAACAAGCCTTCGCATCGACCAGCTTACCACCACCCATCTGCAAAAGGCGCGCAAAGCCACGTCCGGCGGCGATTTGATTTGGGGACTTGTGCCGAACTGGGCGTGGACGGCAGGGACCGGTCCTACTGGCGCAACCGGTCCCACAGGCCCGACAGGCCCAACGGGTGCCACAGGTCCGACAGGAGCAACGGGGGCGACCGGCCCGACTGGACCGACCGGGGCGACTGGCCCAACCGGCCCAACCGGCCCCAGCGGATCATAACCATGAGAACTCACGTTCTAAATCCGACCGTCACCGTAATCATGGAAACCATCGGGCGCGACACTATCGCCCGCGCCATCCGGTCGTTCATCGAACAAGACTACCCGTGGGCGCGGCTTCTCGTCATCAACCGCCATCCGACGCCGCTCCGATTGCTCAACGTCCCGGACTCGCACCGGCTCCGCATCGAAGTAGTCAACGAAGAGGACATCTACACCCGCCCTGTCTATCAGCACATCGCCAACCTGAAAATGGTTCGCACCGATTGCTGGACGATTCTCGACGACGACGATTGGATTGACCCGCAGCACATCACGCAAATGGTCGAGGCGTGGAATCGCGTCAACGAGCGCAACGAGTCCCCGCTGCAAGTCTGCGGCCAGCATTACACCGCCCACTACGCGGACGGAACGAAGCCCATCAAATGCAATGGATGGGCCGTCTCTCTTTTTGAACGGCTGACTCCCGCCGAAGTGGACTACATCTACAAGCTGTTCCCGCCGGACATGGTGATAGCATCCGATTCATGGATTTCCACGAATAGCTTTTTTGACATTCGCACATTCCCAGGCACGCCGTCCTATCATTGGGATCGCATCGGCGAAGATCACCTTTCCCGTCACGAAACTTGCCGTCACGACACCCCGACCGGCAACATGGAATCGCACCTGAACTTCTGGCGGCTGAAACTCGCCGCCCGCGCCAAGCCGCTGCTCCCGGTGGAGCTTTAGTTTCCGTTTGGCCCGCACTCGAACCAGACCAGGCGCAACAGGTCCGCAATGTGGCGCGGATTCCGGCGGCACTGCCAAAGGTTCAGATGTCGGCGAGCCAGCGCGCCGCAAATGGTGCAGGTGACGGGTTGGGGTTTCACGGTGTCCTCCAATGAAACGTCACTTCCGCCGCCGGAATAATGAGCACCAGAAACCAAACATCGCCTCCGTCGTAATTACGCACCACCCAGCCATGCGCCGAAAGTCCAAACGCCCACGATCCCTTGATGATTCCGCCAAACTTTTTGCTGCCAAACCGGATCATCACGCCAGCCTCCAAACGCGCACAAAGTCCGGTCCTGTCATCCGCCGCGTGTCGCCGCCACGATTGCGCCAATACGCCTGCACGCACAGCGCCTCGGCACGGTCCGCGCAGTCCAGATACGCGCCAACGGTCATGGACCGGGCCGCGACGCTCAGGCGGGGCGTCCAGGCGCGTTTGGCGGGGGCTTGGGTGGGAAGTGGTGATGTCATGGATTTTGTGGGATTGTTAAAAGCTGACCCGCTCGTTGCTCCAGATACCGGGCAACAGCCTCATCGCTCATGCTCTCCACGTCCCGTTCCAGCGAAGCCATTGCGGTGAGCGTTTCAGCCAGCAGGACTTGCAGGCGGCGTTCGTCGCGGACCCCCACTTCGACCAGCACAGCTAATTTTTCGCCATTCTTGTGCAGACTGGCAGTTCTTGCGTAGTTCATGGCCCGAACCTCCACTTGACTAAAGGCAAAGTCAAGGGGAGAGTTGGGGATATGCCAGCCAAGCCTCAATTTACCTACGACTTCAAAATCTTCAACGGGCGGGTCAAGGTCTATGTGGACGGATACGTGATGTTCACGTTCAACCAGATCGACTTCAAGGGCTACTACGCCTACAAGGACGACACTTCGCTCTACGGCATCGACATCTACCTGATGAACGAGAAGGGCGGCGCAACCACGATGGAGATTTATTTCAAGACGCGCGAGAACTGGCTCGGCGTGCTGCGGTTGCTGGATGAGAAATTATGAACAAGTTTGAAACGCTGTCCCCCACCGTTCGATATTTCCGTGAGGACGGCATTTTGCTGATGTGCAGGGTCGAATCCCATTGCGTCCATTTGTGGTCCTTTGAAATCGAAGGCGAAATCAGCGGCGTTCCGTATGTGAGAAATGCCGGAGCATCCGAAGGAACACCATTCGACAAACTTTCAGATAGCGATGATTGGGATTTGCACGCTGGAGTCAAATGGGACGGCTGCACCAACTGGAAAACCAACGGATTTGCCCATTCCTGCTCTCGCTCGCAGCTTTTGGAGGTTGGTGAACTTCTGGCGGCAATGTTCGACTGGGCCAAGGAATTGATTGGAGTAGAGGGCTAATTCCCGCTCCTCCCACGCCCCCGCCACGCCTTCCGTGCCCGTTTCGGCACAGGTTGGCTAGGCAGCACCGTCAAAACGATTTCTGCGCCCATCTGCGGCTCGCCGTGCCCGTCCTGCCGCCAGCGTTCCGCCCAACGGGCGCGGTCCTGACTCGTCACCACCCCGTCCGGCAGCTCCCGCTCGACGTTGCTCATCGACTTCACCCATTTCGGCCCGCCAATCGGTTTGTTCAGCTTTCCGGCTATTCGCGCCGCTCGCCGATCTTCGAGCGCAACAGGGCCGAATGGCGGGTCAGGAAAGGGCATTGACGACATCGGGCAGCGTCAGTCGATTGAATTTGCACTTCACGCCAGCCTTTTTGTCGCACTCGCACTTTTTCCCGTCAAAAGGGAAGAAATGCGCGATGTAGTCCTGAGTCAGCTTTTCTTGGTTATCAGTCATAATTTCAGTGGATTCGCTTCTTCTCCCACCGCGCCCTGTCCTCATCTGTGACCGGCCTCCAGCAATCCGAGCACTGGCAGTAAAGAGAATGGACCTCCTTGCCCGCCGCACTCACTTCCCTTAGCCAAGCACCCGGAACGCCCAACGGCGCGTTTAAGAGCCGTTTCCGGCGCAGGAATTGCCGTTCCTCAAGGTTCATGCGGTGCCCTCGGTAGCATTGTCGCTTGCGGATTGCCGTCTCGTGCCGTCCGAACCTGCTTTTTCAGCGACTTCTTTGCCTTCCGCTCAACGTAGTAGTCCCGCTGATACTGCCGCCGCGTCTCCTCATCCCGAATCGCCCGGTAATGCCCGTAGCTGACCACCCGCCAGCCCCAGCTTCGTTTCGCGTCAATCGGCACCAACCGCCGCCCTTCAAACTCCTGTGTCCTCGACGACGCATCTGGCAGGCTCAAGGCCGTAATTGCCTCCCGCAACTCATCCACCGGCACATTCGTCCTTCGCGCTATCGCCTCCAACGTCATGTCAATGCCTCCATCCGGGTCCGCCAGCACCAGCATATCCATGAAAATGTGCCGATAACGGTAATTCTCGGCAATCGAGGAATCGAAGATTTGTTGAAAGACTTTAGCGAACATTTACAGAGTAAATAGCAGCTTTCAACAATTGTCAACATATTTAGCGTTTTCAACCCAGACAGAAGAAGAAGAATAGGCACTGTTGAAACTGTGCTAGACGGTGATCGCCACCGTCACCGCCCACGCCCCCAGCGCAGCTCAGGGGGACGGTCAGGGACAGGGGCCGTTAGAATTACTAGAAAAGTCGATTCGGAACCGAAAAATCTGTGATGGGGCTACGTAGTAACGGCCCGCCGGTCGTGGGAAAAGCCTGAACCACCCCCTCCACCCTCTCGGCTGAACCAAGAATGCTTTTTCTGGCACGGTCACAGATATAACGTGTGACAACACAGCTAAGATAAAGCTCGCACCTTTCGCAAGTCTCGACTTGTCAGTGACTTACAGAATCCGTGTCAGCTTGGCGCTACTGTTCGAGGTGTTCCACACTGGACTCGCAGTCTTGCGATGGGCCAAGCTGAACCGACACGGCTGAGAGCAGGCTGATCGAGAGCGATGTGGATGCAGGTGCGGCCCAGTCGCCGGCGGTAGCAGCTACTTTGACGAGCGAGGCGGCCTGCGGGGCCAGGAGCACGCCCTCCTCCGGGTCCAGGTCCGCGAGGTGTTCTAGGTTGCGAGCCGAGTAGCGCAGCGCGGCGGAGCGGCTTCTCGCACCGTTCTCGGCGTTCACATCAGCGGCAGCTTGCGCGGCAGTGGGGACAGCGGGGACACGACCGCTTTGCGCGGATGGGGACATGCTATCACTGGGGACAGCGGGCGGGGACATCCGCTGGACAGGTTGGAGCATGGAAGCGGG